CCCGGCTGAAGGCCGTCGAAGGCGTCGTCGATCTCGTGAATGCCCCACCGCAAGCCGGGGGCCTTCGTGTTGTCGCCGGTTGCTCGTTGCTCGAACCGTTCAATAACTGCCGCCAGCGTATCGCCTACCGACTGCGCCTGTGTCGTGCGGTTGCCCTGCATCCGAGCGATGCACTCAAGCAGAGCGGACTCGATCTCCTGACTTGTCTGGCGGTCAACGTGCTCCGCGATCTTCTGCACCTGGCGCCAGACCACGCGCTTGACGGACGCCTCGGCAACAAGAGCAACGTAGTACTCAACGTTCGCACTGGTAGGAACCGCTTCCATCAGGTCAAGAAGGGCAGTAACGCCTCCGATCTTCTCCAGTTCACCAGCGGCCTCCAGGCGAGAGCGCAGTGGTACTACGTCGATCTGCTGAGTTTCTGCCAGCAAGGCACTGGCGTGCGTAAAGATGGTCTGATGACCCACCGAGTAGAAGTCCTCGGGCCGGAGTGCTTCCACCGCCTTGTGCGCTGCAACCGGGCTCAAGAGCATTGAGCCCAACACGCAGCGCTCGGCGAGAACGTCCACCGGAACGAGGTCCATGTGACTGCTATCCACCATCAGCGGCCTTTCTCCATGCGTCCATCATCAAATCCTCTTTCCGCGCCCCACCTGGTCGACCACCAGCCGCGTGCCAACCGCGCAGCTTCGCGCGTGTCCAGTTAGGCGCCCGGACACCCGCCAACCCTGTCTCGTGGATAGCGTCCAGAAGATCGGCGGCCAAGATGTGCGAATCTGGCGGGTAGACGAACGTTTCGAGAAAATCGGCAACCGCGAAATCGCTGCCGTAGACCTTCATCGCCTCCTCGGCGAGTTTCGCAAGCATCTCGGGCGGACAGATTTCACAGTGCTTCACGTCACGTTTCGGGTCAGTAACGGGACCGTTGCTTGGACTCTCGGCAGACGGCGGCTCTGGGGGATCGTCGCCGGGCACAGAGACTTGCTTTTCCGCTTCCCGCCTCGCCGCCATGTAATCACGCATGTACGCTCTGCGTTCGGACGCAGTGCGAATCGCGCGGTACTTGGGGTAGTTCAGAATCACGTACCCGCCCGGAGCAACGGCGAGGCGCCGGCCCTCGTTTTCCTTTGTTCGACTCCGCGAGTCCGGGGTTGATAGGATTTCCAGGGCCTTCTCGACAGCAGCCACGTCCAGATTCGCAAGTCGCGCAAGCGCCTGCGGAGTGCCACGCACGTAGCCGTTCTGGTCTGCCAAGACAAGCAAGGCGATCCAGAACAACCGCGTCTCCACATCTTCGTCCCAGATGCTGGACATGAGGATGTCGTCGAAGACCTTCACGAACATACCCTATTCCTCAGAACGGTCATGCGGCTCGCATTCGTGCTTGGGCATCCGCTCGCGGCGGGCGAGGATGACTATTCCTAAAACGGAATAGAATCCTCCGGCACATCTACGCCTCCGCCCGGCAACTCATCGTCCCGTACCGGCGACGTGTCCACAGGCGCCGGCTGCCGCGTCGGCGGGGCGGGCGGGGCACCGCTCGGCTTCTGGTTCGCGCGGGCCTGCTGCTTGTAGAGCGCCGCGAACTCGCGCTTTGCCTGTTTGTCCCACACGTTGCGCTCACGGCCTAACGAGATGTCCCACTTCTCGTAGACCTTGCCGTTGTCGCCGCTCTCAAGCGTGCAGACCAACTCAACGCCTTCAGTCTTGGGGTTCGGGTCGGCGGTGAACTCTGGGGCATCGAAGTCGCCATTGAACCCGAGCCGTGCGAGGCGGTCGATGGTGTAGGACAACGCCCTCTCAGACGTTGACCATTTGGTCTCACGCGCACCCAGGTCAACCGGCTTCCACTCGCCGCCCACGGCCTGATGCGTCACCTGCCACCCGACGAAGATGTAAGGCGTTCCGGTGCTGTAGTGCCCGGTGCCGATGTCCACGATCCGTCCGTAGTACGTTCCCGCTTCCGCAGTCATGTCACGACTCCTTGTGTGTGAGGGCGTTCCAGAGCGTCGGCCACATCTCGGCCGGGGTCTTGGGCATGTCGATCTCCTCGGGCAGCCCGTAGCGGTTCTTGGCGTCGTACGCGTCGCTGCGCTCGCAGTACAGGACACGCTCGTTGCCGCCGATGCCCTTCGGGCGACTGCCTTTCTTCTCCTGCACGATGGTAATGAAGCTTCCGAACAGCACGGCGTCGGCCCACTTGTGGGTCACGCTCCAGGTCTTGTGATGTACGTCGCTCACGTAACGGTCGAAGTCCGGGCCGAGCGGGTTCTTGAAGGGTCTGATCTGAACGTGCCCGAGCAGGAGGATGGTGATGCCGTGCTTCATCCGCACTGCGTCGAGCCGTTGCAGAAGTTGCAACCAGTCGGTCACGGCCATGTCGTAGCCGCGCTGGTAGCCCCCGAATCCCTTCTCGCCCCACTCGCCGTCGAAGTCGCGGGCGCAGACGTGCTCGTGGCACAGGCGCTCGAATCCGCCAATAGCGTCCAGAGCCAGGGTCTTATAGGGCAACGTCTCCTGCTGCGCCATGCGGTCAAGGAGCGCCAGCAGTCCGCTCCAGCTCTCGGCATAGGCGGCGTCCACTTGCGGGACGAGCCCGGCGCCGAGCAGCGTCTGATAGCCTGTCTCGCCCTTTGCCATCAGGATAGCCGGATCGGGCGCAAACGCGGCCATGCTGGACTTTCCCCACGCCTCCAGCGCGTTCAGCACGATTCGGGGCGGCTGGAACGTTCCGTCCATGCGACCGAGTTCGAGGATCGCGCTTCCCGCCGCTTGCGCGACAGCTTTCTGGTTCCTGGGCGCCGGACTTGGGGGCGCCGGCGGTGCAGTTCGAGGTGCAGCCATCATCTCATTCTACCTCCTCTACGAGTTCCTGATGCACGTCCTTGACGAACTTCCAGCCTATGGGCGCGACGCCTGATTCCGCGTCGAAGTGGCCTGTACACAAATCCCAGCACGGGCACCTGCCGAACCCGATGCACGCCCCGGTATTCCTGGGCCATCGGTGGTTGCGTTCGCATTCTGCGAGAATACGTCCCCAGTGCCACAGCTCGTACCGGGCCTCGTCCAGGTCGTCTTGCAACCGGGGAATCTCATGCCGGCCGAAGTAGCGGTTGGGCTGCTCCGCAATGTCGGCAGTGATCCGGTCGCCGTACTCTTCGGGCGTCTCCGGTCGGGTCTGCAACACGTAGCCGTCCGCCGTGGACGCGCTCTGGCGGGGCTTACCGGGCGACTTCATCACTCGTCGCCCAGCGGCATCAACCACCACCCTAAGCCCATCGGTACCCAGCACGGGAATCTGGCGCGGACGGATTGACGGCTTGCACGTCACGTCGTAGAGCACGGTATCGACGTGAATGCCGGCGTCCTCGGCAGCCAGCCAGTAGATGCTGACCTGCGAGTCCATGAGCAGGCGCTTCCAGTAGTCAGCGTCCGGTGCGATGTCGCCCGAGGCGGTCTTGTATTCGAGGATCGCCGTCCGACCGTTTGACAGCTTCACCAGTTTGTCGCGCTTGCCGGCGAGCGTCCACGTTCGGCTGGGCATCCCAGTGCGCGGGTTGCGAAGCGGAATGTTGAACATCTCCTCCGTCGCCAGCGTTGTGAACTCGGCGTCCATATCCGACCACCGCCAGACGTGCGCCGCTAGCAGACGTGCGACAGTCTCGCGTTCGATCCACCATGCGTATTCGTCCATGCCGTCAGGCGGGCCATCGTCGTAGCCGGCGAGTGCAGTGAGGATAGCTGCGTCTCGGTCCATTGTTGCCAGCAGTTCCAGGCCACGATGGAAGACGCTCCCCATGCGAAGCGGCTGCGCTTCGCGGTCAGGTCGTAGGCCCAGCACGTACCGGAGATAGTGCTTGCGGAGGCACGTTTTCGCGTCCTGCAACCGCGAATGCGTCAGGCGGGTGTCGCTGTGCGCGAGTCGTATATCAGTGGTTGTCGTTGTCATTGTCACTTCCTGGCCCGTCACTAGGCGGCATCATCATGTATCGCTTTGGCGTCGGCTCGGTCTCCACCTTGTCCCGGTATCCGCAGTGCCGGCAGTGCAGCGTGCGGATCGTTGCCGGGTCGGCCTCGATGGGCTTCCCGCACTCAGGGCAGCGGATGGTCATGGCTTCTTGCTCTTGGACTTGGACGCAGGGATTGGCACTTCGCCTGTACCACACGTCGGGCAGATCATCATGCCATAGTGCTTCCTTCGGCACTCACCATGCGCGTAATCGGAGCTGTACAACCCCACCCACACGTGCTCCATATTGGCGATGAAATCCGTTCGCTGACAGTAGTAGCAGCGTGCCCAAAGCGGTGAACCCGTCAATACGCGAGGCTGAGTTTTTCTACTCTTGAACGGCCACATAGATTACCCCTCTCATTCAGGAGTGCTTGCCGGCGGATCGACGAACCCTTGCGCGTTGCAGGTCATGCACGGCTTGCCATCGCTGTTGCGTCGCGTGCCTTCGCAGACCGGGCACGTCACCTTGCCGTCGGCGTTGACGACCGGCGTGGCCTTCGCCTTGCGCGTCCGCTTCGGCTTCGGGGCGGTCGGCGTGCCAAAGTCGAGCTTGCGATGCTCGATGGTCTCGACCTGCACGCGGATGGGCGGCTCCATGCGCGCAATGATGTAATCCTGCTCGTGAAGACCGACCGCGCGTATCCAGGCGAGGCATTCCTTACGGGACGCCTTGCCTGTGTCCCCGCCGCGGTAGAGGCCATCGCAATCCTTCCACAGCACCGCCCACGTCGCCTTGCTCTTGCCTCGCGGCATGACTACCTCCTCTTGAACTGTCAAGCGGTACTTGCGAGTTGCGGGACGTGCTGGCCGGATTTGAACCGGCTTACGTGTTTCGCTTTCAGAGGGACCGTTAGGTCCGATCTCGCCAGCGTGCAACGCCTACATGCGATCATCGGGTGTGTTCCCACCACACCGCAGCACGTTCCGCAGTTTGTCAAAGGTGTGCTGGCCGGGAGGGGAGCGGTGGGCTCTCATGACGCATCCTCCCGGATCGGCTTTCGGCTTCGGCCACCAGCGAAAATGCAACGGAACGCCCGACCAAGGTGCTTGCGACCGAGCTTCAACGTTACCCACCCCGCTCCCGGCGTCCATTCGGACACGCGGGCACGCCTATGGCGTTTTCCAGCCTCTCGTTCGCGCTTCCCTGGTCGATTTCGTTGCATCGGGTCTGGTTACCTCGTCAGCCTACTAACCGCCGCAGCACACTCACTTGACCATCTCTGCCGAACCACGCGAATCCTATGCGTGTTCCGGCCTTCGTTGTCAAGCCCCGCTGGCCGGTCTTCCGTACCGACCTATCCCGCGTCCGGGAATCTCCCCAATACGCATATTTAAATGGGGAGCCGCTGGTGCGTGTTACGGCTGCCAGCACCGCAGCGGGGCTCATGTCTACTCCTCGCCTTCCACGCCCTTGCGGGCGGCGGACAGGGCGGTTAGGTACTTCATTACAGCAGTAGCCAACGCCGACCATGCGTCGGTGCCCATCCCAGCGACATGAGCCGGGTGTTGCTTCCACCAGCACGCTAGGCACACGTCTTCGATCCTCATCTCGTCCGGCCACAGTTCCCGCCCGCAGTCGTCGCAGTAACAAGGTGCGCACTCCTGCTGCAAGAATGTGCAGTCCTTTTCGGCGGGCGGGTCAAGCCATTCGTCGTAGCCGGGCAGGTGTTCAAGCATCGACGATTGCCTCGCGGATAGGCCGGGTGGGGGCGGGGGGCTCGCCGGTCATGGTCGGCGCCGCGCTCTGTGACGCGGATACGCCCCCACCACGGCAGTCGGTCAGACCATCCAGTCCCATGCCATGACCTCCAGGGACAGAGTTACGGACGGATCGCCCGGCGATTCGCAGACCGGCGGGGCGGCTGCACACTCTCCGGTTCCTCGGCGCCGCACACCATTTCGTAGCGCATCGACCTGCACTCCGGGCAGGGGCGGATAGGTACAACGCGCGGAACCCGCTGGTGCCCGCACGCCAGACACCGGATGAGAGGCAGGTACGTCGGCATGTCGTGCAACGTGTTCATACGGTTATGTATACCACACGGTTTACCGATGTCAAGAAGATTCCCCGCCGGGCCTGAAAATACCCGGCTAGTCTTCCAGTGCTTTCCGCGCGTTGTCTACCGAGCCTCCGTCGTCGCTCTCGTCCCAGGCGTGATGCCGGCCGAGATCGTGGATACGCGCGGGGCCGGCGCGCGTGCAAGACGGCGAGCAGTTCGACACGAACTCTTGCCCCGCCGGGACTCGTATCGGAGCGCCGCATGAGAGGCAGAAAGCCCGCACGTAGGCCGAGCCCGGAATCGGATCACCGGGCCTACCCCATCCGGTGGCTGGTAGAGCTCTCATGGTTCCACCCCAGTCATCAGCCAGGCGTTGACCAGCGCCCGATAGGCCGGGAGAGGCGACGAGCACTCTTGCTCGTAGCGCCGGTAGGTCACAACGCTAATGCCCACCTGCTGGGCGGCGGCCTCTTGAGTGATGGGCGTTTCACCGCCACGCGCTTGCCCGAGCTGGCGACGCCGGAGCACCAGATGCCGGGCCAAGGCCCACTTCTGGTCAACGCTTCTGCTCGCTCCATCGGCGCTCACGGCGGCGTAGACGCCGGTTGCCCGGTAGCGGACCAGGGAGTAGGTAGCATCGTCGGTCGCGCTGCCGATGCCAGTCTCAATGACATCGTACGACAGTTGGTCGGCCATTGTCTCTCCTATGCGTTCGGGTTGCCTTCGGTTTCCAAGCGGTTCATCTCGGCCTCCAGGACGGGCGACTCGGTCCGCCGTACGGCGGGCACCCAGCGCCCGCAGCGATGCAGTACCGTCAGGGGGCAGCGCCCAGGCTCGTTGTGGCACTCGGCCTGCACATGCCAGCCCTCTCCGCTCGGCGGCCCTAACGCGCCGCACGTCGCGCAGACGTAGTGCATGGTCACTCCCCCCTTGCCTTGGCAAGTGGCGGGGAGAGGAACAAGGCAACCAGCGTTGCCGCCATTTTCGTTGCCTTGTACTCGGTCAACTCCCTAATCTCGTCGGGCTTGAGGGCGGCGCCGTGACGGATTAGGCGCGTCTCCGTATCGTGTTCCAGCAGGCGAATCAGTTCCTCGCAGAATGGGCAACTATGCTTCGCTTCCATCGTCACGCCCTCCTGGTCTCGGGGTAGAAGCGCCCGCAGCCCTCACACTGCCAGTATGCGGCCGTGCCCGCACGCTCTGATTCGCGCCTCCACGTCTTGCCGCCGCACGCGCACGTCCCCGGCGTCTCTGTGTAGTCGGGGTCCGCGCGCCCATCGCCTCGGATTCCAATACCTTGCTTGCCCATCGTCGCGCCAGGATCACGAGCCCACCTTCGCACAGCGTCTTCCCGCGTCGGGCAGCCGGGCCCTTGGGCATCGCAGGACCCGCAGAGCACGTAAAACCTGCCGCGTTCCTCTATGGCTGTAAGGAGATCGCTCCGGCCACAGAACGGGCACCGAGGCCCTTTGACCATAATACTATACTCGCCCATCGTCATTCCCCTTGTCTGGTGGGCAGAACGGTGCAAGTTCCTCCAGTGCCATGACTGAGCCTCCGTCAGATGGTGTCATTGCGGCTCCTCCTCCCAGGTGTCGGACGGATGGCACGTGTCCCAGCCGCCCGAGTGATGGTCCCGATTGCACGTGGCGCAGAAGACGCGGCGGGCCTTGATCCGCCTGCACCGGTAGCACACATGCGCGATCGGCCCTCCGTCCTCGTACTCCATCTCGTGTCGCTTGAAGGTGGCGCAGGGCTGCTGGCCCTTGCTGTATTCGCTGTCGACCATTGTCCTACCCTCCGACTGGTGGTTGCCCAGGCTCCAGCCCGAGCCCATGAGTGGGCGCCCCATGCCGAGGCGCCCGCGCGGGGCTCAGGCCGTCACCTTCTCAGGCACCGGCGCCCCGCTCATTGGGCCGTCGTACAGCACGCGGGCGGGGTACAGGCCCCGGCCTTGCCACTGGCACAGCGTCACGTACACGCAGTCTACGCCCTCGTCGTTGACGTAGGCTTTGCACCGAACAGCGCCATTCCACGACGCGCAGTAGGTTTCCATGCCACTTGCCTTCGCCCCACACCGCGTCGCCTCACCACGGCTTCCGTTCAACGTCCCGTAGAAGTGCGCCATGACTCACGCCCTCCCGTTAGATTCGCACGCCTTCCGAACGCGCCCACCGATACAGGCCCTCGTCATTCAACACCCACAGCCGCCGCTCATCGTCGTTCGCGCGAAGGTTCTTGTCCCGCCCCAGCGCCCGCGCAATGCACTCGTCAAGTTCCGCCCTATGCGCCCTGATCCACTCCCGCAGCGTCATCGTCACGCCCTCCCGCTAAGGTAACTCAGAACAACGGTCTTACATGCACTGCTGTCCGCCGCTCCACTCGGCACAGGCCAGGCCGCCGGCCACGCCACGGATTGCAGGCCGGGCACAGCCATACCGGTACGACGCGCCCGCCCTCCAGTTCCCGCTCGTATGCGTCCATTGGTGCCCCGCACACCAAGCAGCATGGCCGCCGATCGGCCGTCGCGCTTGAGCCCCTATGCTTTCTCACCGCTCGGTCTACGTTGCAGCTCATGGGCGGGACTCCTGACCACTTCTGACCGTCTGTGGGAACGCGCGCACCTGCCATCGCATCTCCATGCACGCGGCGGCCAAGTCTGAATACCGATGCTGGCCTTCCCGTTTCGTGCCCCACGCCCACACGGTTTGGTAGACCGTCGGGCAACCTGGGCGTTCGACCCGCTCCAGAACCAGATGGCCGAGTCGGAACAACTCTGTCACAGTAGCGTGCCGCTTCGTCATCGTCCATCCTCCACCAAGAGAACCATCCCACCGGCCCATCGAGCCCGAGCCCGGCTCCCACCGGACGCGGGTGCATGGGTCAGCGCGCTTCGTACACGTTCAGCCCGCACTTGATACTCGGCTTGCCCGGGATGCTCACGTTGCCCGCGCTCGTCGCAACGATCATCGTCTTGCCCGTCTTCGACGGCCCGAACCGCTTGCTCAGGTCCACCGTGATCGTCAGCATGTCGCCCTTCACGTCCATCGCTACGTTAGTCATCGCACGCCTCCCGCAAAGTGAACGAGAACGTCACCACTGCATATGGCAGTACGCCCCTGCCGGACATTCCGTCCCCTTGCACTGCCCGGCCCGCAGGCCATCCCGGTAGTGCTTGCACTGCTCCGCCGCCGCGTTGTCCTGGGCGCACTTCTTATCGAGGGCATCGTTTGCCGCAAGTGTGCGCCTGACGTGCTCTGCAAACCAGTCCTTGTGCTTGCCCATCGTCCCGCCTCCCGGCAAAGTGAACGAGAACGTCACCACGACTGCCCGTTGTACGCCAACTCGTCAGCCACTTCCGCATGGAATCGGGCGTGTGCCGGTTCCCCGCACGGTGCACAGTACAGCTTGCGCCCGTTCGGATACCACAACGCCCGCTCGCCGACCTTGACCGGTCCCGAGCACTTGGCGCATGTTCCGTCGTACCGTGCTTCAATCCATCGTGGGTCGCCAGCATATCCGCCCGCTCTACGTGTTCCCATCGCCCCGCCTCCGCAAAGTGAACGAGAACGTCAGCAATCGTCTGCACTCTCTGGAGCCCCATTCAGATCGCCGTACCGCCGAGCGTGGCGCTCCCGCGCACGGTAGCCTGTGGGAGTTTCAGTGAAGACCACCTGATCGGTGGCATCATCTCGCTTCTCCGTCTTAGCCGTGTGCCATGACTGGCCTGCTGCACGCGCCGCTTTCCGCGCTTTCCTCAACTCGCCTTTCGTCATCGTCAGTCTCCCGTTAGAGTGTCGCATTATGCGACGTGTCTCATTCTGAGAATCAATCATGAGGATACTCAGGCGGCTACTCACTCTGCCACTCGGCGTGGCCCGCGTTGACTGTGTATCGCTCATGTGCATACTCATAAGAATACCCACTCGACTACACCATGTCAAGAGGATTCTCGCAGAAAAGTCGTAAGTCCTTACGCAGCAACGACATTTCGTGGGTCGAAATGTCCGGCGTTGCTCCTGAGTATGGCAAATATTATATGCGACCTGTTAGGTCGTGTAAAAAAATGTTAGCTTGTTAGCCCCTCAGAAGCAGAGGCAGAAGCAGAAGCAGAAGCACCACCGGCTTTTCCAGCGTACCGTGCGCTGGGGTGGTGCTACGATTTCCAGGCAAGACAACACAGAATGTTGTTGAGTCTGCGCTGCCGACGTGCTACTATGCTGTCGGCGCTTACACAGAAAGGACGGTTATGCCAGAACAGGTGGTGTCTAGCACGAAGCGGCCGAAGAACGCGTCTGAGGGGGCGTTCTGGGATGCTGCACAGGCTACCGGGTGGACGGTGAGCAAACGGGGGTGGCCGGACTTCATATGCTGGAAGGATGAACAGCTCATGGTGGTAGAAGTGAAGCGGCACAGGGGTTACAGACTCAAACGCCACCAGACGAAGGTGATGATAGAGCTCGCCAAGCGCGGGATTGCGTGCTACCAGTGGACGCCGGACGGCGGATTCCAGCGTATTGTGCCGCCGAGCGATTCCCCCCTTGGCACGTAGCCTCTGACCGTTCTTGCCTCCCGGAAGGCGCGTACTGGCCCGCCGCGCTTCGCTACAGGGCGCAGAACGTGGTGGCCTGGCCTTTGGGTGGACCGCTACTTGACGCAGCCTTGGGCGCTACAGCGCGTCACAGGGGTTGTACCGAAGTATCCGCGATTTAGCCGTTGTAACCTTTGGTGACACGGCGTCGGTCGATTGCCGCCTCAGTTCGGTCGATCATCGGTCGATTTCATGCCCGGATTTCGCTTGCCAAGTGCCTCGCGGTTCTGTAGCATTGTGGACATGGCTACCGTCGATCCACTGCGCAACGAGTTCGGCTTGACGCCCTCCGAGGAGGCGGCCGCGCAGGCGTACCTGCTCTGCTCGAACCAATCCGACGCATTTCTCGTGGGCTTCCCGGCCTACGAGGCGACGCCCGGTAGCGTGCCCGTGCTTGCCCATCGCCTTTTCGCCAAGCCCGCCGTTGCCGCCCGGCTGATCCAGCTCCGGGACGAGGCGGCCAGGCAGTCGCACCTTTCCCGCGATGAGGCGCTGGCGATCCTGGCCGACATCGCCAGGGGGAAGGTGCCGAAGTATCTCGATGAGCAGGGCGACATCGACCTGGGCACCGTCAAGCGCGCCGGCGGGTCTGACATCGAGGGTGTGGAGCACGACGAGTCCGAGAAGGGTGGTCGCAAGCTGCGGCTACGTGTGCGCAACCCCATCCAGGCCATCGAGCGGATCGCTCGCATGTGCGGCTGGGATAAGCAGGCGACGTTCCTCTCCGGCGAGGGCATCTCCATCACGCTGCACATGGGTGAGCCTCCCGATGAATCCCAGGGCTGATCATTCCGCGCTCATGGTGCTGGGGTTCTACGCCGCGGCCATTCTCACGTCAATCCCTGCCGCGTACGCTCGGGGCATTCTGCTGATCGTGGGGGTGTGCGTTGCAGTCTACTTCCTCGATTCCATGGGAGGTCGGGCGTGACTGGACAGAAACCTGTAGACCCCTCTAATCGCACCATTTCGGGGGCAAGGTGATGCGTAGTTCCGAGAAGGGCAAATCCCTGCATGGGTATGCGAGATGCGCGCCTTGATGCTGGGGACAGCGGTTTTCGATGTTCTGAAGGGTGAGAAGCGATGGCGGGTAAGACGATTCACCGGGCCGATCAGTTCGAGTCGGATCATGGTGCCGGAATGACTTCCGATGGGCCGCCTTGGGCAAACCAGCCGAGCACGGTCTGCCTCGGGGCTGCTCAAGACTGGAAGGCTGATGCGCATTACCGTCAGGTGCAACGCTGCTGCGCTACGTGCGTCTATGGGGCGCCAGAGGGCGATTTTGCCGAGTATGACTGCCGTTGCGCGCCAGCCATGAAGGCGGCTGCGCCGCGGCCCTATGGGGACAATGTTCTGGCGTTTGGGCGGTGCGACTACTGGCTTCGTGAGCCCGTGGCCTGTCGCAACTGCGGCCGCGTTCCCGATCTGCCAGAGGTTCGGCCTGTTTCTGGGGGATCGTTCGTCGTCAACGTGCGTTGTTCGTGCGGCGTCGCTGGCCCGGGTGCAGCAGGCATCGCTGCCGCAATCACGGCCTGGGACAAGACGCAGGGCGCGGTCGATGAGTCGGATGAGCCTGCCGACTTCCCCGACTACCTTGATGCACTGCGCCAGCAGCTTGCAGAGGCCCAGCAGACGGCATCCAGTGCGCAGGCGCGCCTTGTGCAGTGCCGCAGCCAGGTCGAGCGGTTGCGCGTCCTGAGCGGGCTGCCGGGCGAGGTCGAAGGGCAGACGGTTGACGCTGCGCTCACCGAGGCGGTGCAAAGGATCGCGTGTCCGTCGTCCTCCCCGTCTGTGCAGGCAACGTGTGCCAACTGCGGCGACGCTCTATTGCGGGGCGTTGATGCCATCTGGTCGCATGACTCTGGCGGCGACAAGACGTTCTGTTCCCAGTACTGCTACCGGCACTACGCCATGCAGGGTGCGTTGTGCATCGCAGGGCGCAAACCCGGCACGCCCAAGCCGGTTCTCGCGCAGCAGGCGAAGGACATTGCAGTTATGCTTGGTGTGGACTGGAGCTACTGCGCGGACGCCGAGGACTTGCTCGGGCGGATCATTGCCATGTTGGCAACCCGGATACGTAACGCCCAGGAACTGAGTGCTAAGGGGGAGGAGCCATGTCCGCCGTCGCCGTCCGCATGAGTCTCGTCGGTCTGCTCGCCGGCTACGTGCTGTATCGCACGGCTAAGGCGGTCGTCTGGCCGTTCATTGTCGCATACAGGGAGGCGCGAGGATGATCGCGGGGCTGATGATGCAGGTCGTTCTCGGGATCGTGTCGCTCGCTCGACGGCTCTGGCGTCGTGAGGGCGGGCAATGACGGTGGTGCAGTACGCGTAGGGGAGGAATCTGTGAAGCCCGATGACCTTGGCCTTGGGGCCGAGATACGCGCGGGCGGGCCGCGAGTAGTCCCGCCGCTTCAGCGCCTTCGGGCGGAAGGAGTGGACGATGAGTAGGTTTGAGAATCTGACTGTGGGGACGCTGCTGGTCGAAGACCTCAGCGCGAAGGTGCTCAAGACGGGCGGTGATCCGCAAAACGGGACGGCCTCGGTTGGCCTCAACGTCGGGTCTTCGGCGGCGGTCAAAGGGTCGGGCGTTGCCCTCAGTTCGTCCCGCACGTTTGCCGCCGGCATCTTCGCCGACGACAACGGGGCGAGCATCGCGGATAGCGTTGCCAACATTCGGGCGAGGACGCTCCTGACCTACGACCAGGCCGGCGGGTCCATTCGTTCGGTTATGGGGCAGCTGAAGCTCCTGACCGGCATCGACGTGACGACTGGCATTTACACGGGCGTGCAGGGCTACGTCGAGCTAGCGGCAACGCACAGCGCGAAGACGGGCTCGACGCTCTCGGCTGTGGATGCCAGCGTCGAGATCGGAACGGCCCTGACGGTGGACAGCGGCGGTGAGATGGCGGGTGTCCATGTTGAGACGACCGGCGCCGGGACCATCACCAACAGCGGGACGTGTGCTGGCGTGCTGGTGGACAAGGCGAGCGGCGCGGCCTCGTGGCCGGACGGCATTCTCATCGACGGCGCATCCGTCATCATGGGTATGCGGATCGGCAAGTTCGCCGGTTCGGCGGCCACCACGAGCGCCGTGGCCTTCGGCACGTCGCAGAACATCTACAGCGACGGGCAGTTGTCCACGATGGAAGTGCATGGTTCGAGCGCGTCGAACCTGACTTCGGCCTACGCGGCGAAGTGCGGGCGGTTCCGGCATGTCTGTAACATCGGATCGTCCGGTGCCCTGGCACACGAGACGTACGGCGTGATGGGCCAGCTGGTCGTGAAGGAAGCGACGCTCCAGCACTTGCACGCAGGCGTCATCGGCACGTTCGAGGGTCACACGTCGGGCGTGGTCATCAACGGCACGTATGCGTACGGCGCGGCTGCTGTGATGGCGCGTGTCGGCGGCGGGGCGGCGATCACGGCCACCAAGCCGGTGTGCGGCATGGTCTCGTTCTGGAACGGCGCGGCACTGGCCAGCGGGACGAGCATCGGCTTCGGAAACGCCCACCTGACGACTGCGTGGACCTATGGCTTTGCGAACGCCGCAGGCTCGGCCCTTGCAGACATCAAGTTGCAGGGCGAGGATGCCAACGGTCTGCCGTGCTGCATCTTCTCTGGTGTGGCAACCGACGACACGAGCATCGTGGCTCAGGTTGGCGCCGATACCCTGTGGGCAGATGGCTCGGTGTATTTCGCCGCTGTCGATGGTGCCGGGAAAATCTGGCAGAAGCGGAATGACATCTGGGTGGACATAAACGCGTAACCTTTGAGCAGGCCGGGGGACCGGATGTGCTACCCTGGTCCCCCGTCCTGTCCTTCTGACAACGTGAAGTATCGGTCAAGGTATTCTTCTGAGAAGGAGAAGTTGTCATGAGACTGACTGTCGGAGAGCGGATCACGCTGGACGGGATTCTCCCCAAGGAGGGCAACTTCGTCACCTTGAGCTTGCTGAGAAAGCTCCGCGAGGCTCTGTCGTTCACCGAAGACGAGATCAAGGCGCTGTCGGTGGAGTACGACGAGAAGCAGATGACCTGGAACCCCATTGCTGACGGGGAGGGTGCGGACATCGAGATTGGTGACGTTGCCGCCGGCATCATCCGCAAGGCACTGACCGACCTGGACAGTGCGAGTAAGTTGACTGCCCAGCACGTTAGTCTGTATGAGAAGTTCGTGAATCCGTGACGTAGGAGGGGTGGCAGATGGCACTGGAAGTTACCTTAGAGGAAGGTCGGAAGATCATCCTCCGTCTGACCAGTCCGCAGGAGGACCAGGTGGAGTTGAAGGTACCGAACGGCGAGACGTGGCGGGTGCAGGTAGCGATAACGATAGACGTGGAGTGAGTGACGGGGGCCGGGGGAACTCGGCCCCACTTCTCTGGGAGGGAAGCTGTGAACGCTGATCGGGCTCAGAAGCTGGCAAGTCTTGTCACGGAGATTTTGCTGTTCCTTGATGCGGAGCAGATCGAACGTACTTCCGCGTCCGTCCAATCCGAGAAGAGTATCCCGTACACAGAGTCGGTGTGCAAAGCCGTGGAGGAGCGGACGAGATTCATCACCGAGCAACGCGACTGTTTCCTCCAGCAGAACGAGGGACTGCGCCGTGAAATCCGTAACCTGACGGCCGAGCGCGACGACCTTCGCAGGCAAGTCGCTGGCCTGACAGAGAAGAACGCGAATCTGCGCGCCTCAGCGCAGCGTGCTCCTGCGTGCCTTGACGACATCCTGCAATGGGAACTGCGCGCGAAGACGATGAAGACAGAGCGCGACGCGGCCCGGCGCGAGTGTGAGCGGATGAAGGCCGAGCGTGACTCCGCACATGACTTTCTGTATCAGTTCGGCCGTTCTATTGCCCGCCTCCGCGACCTGTGCAAACTGGCAAGTGCCATTGGCAGTCAGAACCCAGCAGCGGACCTTGCGGGATGCCTTCCGGTCGTTCAAGAGAAACTGGCCGCGCTTGAAGACGTGCGGCGCACCGTCGAGAGTTGCCACGGCGAGACACGCTACGAGCCGACGACGGAACTCGGGCGCGACGTGTTCTTTCTGCGACTGCCTGAGTGGTATCGCGCGCACTTGGACTCCGGTATCAAGGGAGAGTAGCATGTCCCGTTCGCGGTTCGAGGACGATGACCCCCTGGAGTCCCGGCGTGGACTGCGACCCAGGAGTCGGACGGCCGTTCGGCAGGCGCTGCGGGAGGAGGTTGAAGAAGTGCTGCGGGAACGAGGCCAACGCTACGCGCATCTGGACGACCGCGAAGACCATCGGCCGGACCTGGCCGACTCCAGCAAGGACATGGCGAAGTAGGAGGCACCATGAAGTGCGTTCTGCGGGATAGATTCGGGTACACGAAGACCATCGACATTCACCATCTTGAACCTACCTATTGTCGGCCAGTTGGGCAGCCGCTCGAATACAACGGTTGCTTGTTCGGGATGTCAGACCTCGCCGTTCCTAAGCCGGTTGCGCGGCATATCTTCGATTTTCAGTACTGCCGTGATGGAGTCGCATGGTACCAGGAGAAGCGCGCTTCGTGCTGAACATCAACTACATCCCCGAGCCGACGCTCAAGCGGTTCCATCACAGCGATGCCATGATACGCGGTGTGATGGGCTGTGTAGGCAGCGGCAAGTCCACGGCCTGTTGTGTAGAGATACTAACGCGGTCGATGCAGCAGAAGCCGGGCAAGGACGGTGTTCGGCGAACGCGGTGGGCGGTCATTCGGAACACGTACCCGATGTTGCGCAGCACAACGATCAAGACGTGGCTGGAGTGGATTCCCGAGTTGCTATGCCCCATCGTCTACTCGCCGCTCATTGTTGCGCGCATGAACACGCGGTTGCCCGACAAGACGATGATGGACATGGAGGTCTTCTTCCTCGCGCTTGATACGCCGAAGGACGTGCGCAAGCTCAAGTCGCTTGAAATCACGGCGGCATGGGTCAACGAGGCGAGCGAGGTTGACTACTCCGTGATCGAGGCGCTACGCGAGCGTGTGGGCCGCTACCCTGGCAAGGAGTCGTGCGACGGACTGACGTGGTACGGCATCATCATGGATACCAACCCGCCGGATACCGACCACTGGTGGTATCGGTTCGCCGAGCAGGAGAAGCCCAAAGGATGGAAGTTCTTCCGGCAGCCGGGGGCACTGAAGCCGGTCTACGACTCAGAAGGGCGGATCGTAAAGTACGAGGCCAACCCGCTTGCCGAGAACGTCCATCACCAGCAACTCGGGTATGCCTACTGGATGAATCAGGTGCCGGGCGCCGATCCTGAGCGCATACGGGTCTACTGCTGCGGAGAGTACGGTTCCACGTTCAGTGGAAAGCCTGTGTACCAGGGTAGTTACAACGACCGACTGCACGTTGCCACGAAGCCGCTGGGCGTCTATCGCGGGCGCCCGCTGTTCGCGTTCTGCGATTACGGACTCACGCCGGCATGCGCCATCTCGCAGTTGACCCCGACTGGGCAGCTTCGGATTCTCCGCGAGTTGCAGTGCGAGTACGGAGGTCTGAAGCAGTTCCTCGCCGATGCCGTCAAGCCGTTGCTGGCGAACCTGTTCCCGGGAATGCCGGTCGTTATGAGTGGCGATCCGGCAGGCGAAGCGAAGTCCCAGCCCGACGAGACGACTTGCGTGGACATCCTGGAGCAGGCCGGTTTCACCTACACGCCGGTCCCCACGAACAAGTTCGAGATCAGGCGCCAGGCCGTCATAGATCGACTGGTGCGTATGGCAGGAGACGAACCGGCGATCATCCTCGATCCGTCCTGCACGATTCTCCGCAAGGGCTTCCAGGGCGGGTACATGTTCGAGCGCATTCAGATCACCGGCCCGACGGCACGTTACCGGGAGCAAGCGTGCAAGAACAAGTACAGCCACCTCCAGGACTGCGTTCAAGGACTCTGCCTTCTGGTGGACAGTGTTCATACGCTGGAGCCGAAAGTCGTCGCGCCCCCGGCCGTTCCGACGTGGGTTACAGGCACGTAATGGCATAATGCAGTGTGCTATCTACTGACGAGGGGTTGACATCCGTGTATCAGAATGATACAGTGGTGCAAATGGCATAGGTTTCAGGGCTTTAGGGCGAGCCGGATATGCTTGAGACCAAGACGAACACGCAGCTTGAGGCCGAGGAAAAGGCCGAGATCGTTGCCCAGAAG